CCGCCAGCTCGAGCGACCGCTGCCGGAAGGCGTCGTTACGAACAATCGTTCGCAACGAATCGCTGCGGGGTAAAACTCTACGAACGATCGTTCGCAACGATATGGTGCACTTGACAGGCACGATCATTCTGAGATCGTATTTCCTTATGAGGCGCTTCGCGCCGTTCCGCTCTGGTGTCTCGCCGTGGGGTTCGCGTCCCCTCCATAGGGGTCGCGATTACCCCTCGGCTTCGGGCGAAGCCCGACCTCCTATTCGATGGGGCGCCGGACGGCGACCCATTCTTAGGGGCGCTGCGCGCGGAAAAGAAAGAGTCGGGCTCCGCCCGAAGCCGAGACGGATCGGGCTCCCGGGTGGGGGCCCATCCCTCCCGGCGGACCGAAGAGAAGAGCGCCCGAGGACGGGCGCGGAGGGCTTTGGAATGTTGACGATCGACCTCAAAATCGGGGACCGAGCCTATCTCGTGAATTCGGTGCGAGACCGCTACCGGGCGCTTGAGAAGCGGCGTTCCCTGCCGCGTGGGATGTCGGCCAGCGAGGTGCGCGACGAGCTCGACGCCCTCGAGCGGATCTACGGCCAGCTCTGCTCGAGCTCGCTTCGCAATGGGAGCGGCGTCGAGATCGGCGATCCGGTCGCGGCGGCTCCGCTGCCGGGCGTCACGAACGGGGCGGGGTGATACTGTGAAGCAGCGAGGCTAGAAGCGATGGACTGGCCGACGTTTGACTACGAGGGCGTGCGCCGGCTTTGCTACGGCGACGAGGGCGCGACCTTCATCCCGGTCTGCGTGAAGTGCGGGCGATTCGTGAAGGGCGACGACCACGTCCGCTTCCACTACGAGGGGCCGCCGCAGACGCCCAACGCGACCTGCGCGAAGTGCGGGCGGACTGAAATGCGCTTCGAGGGCTATATCTAGGTGCCCGGGGACCCGTCGAACCTCCTCCCGTATCGGTGGCCACCCGGCCAGACCGGCAACCCTGGCGGCGCTTCTGCCAAGCGTCGCCAGGCGCGCCGACTGCGCCAGGCGCTCGACACGATCCTCGCCGACCCGGTCCCCGACTGGCTGATCGGTCGCCTGCCCCCGAACCTGGCCGCCGACTGTCCCCCAGGCGTGACGTTCGCCGAGCTCGTGGCGCTCCGGCTCGTCTGGACGGCCTCCACCGCGTCGAAGCCGACCGAGATCCTGGCGGCCGCGCAGCTGATTATCGCCACGCAGGCGAAGCCCGACGCGCTCGAGCAGCGCGAACCCGCGCGGCCCCCAAAGCTCGAATCGACCGAAGCGCGCCGACGGTCGGTCGCCTCGCAGCTCGGCGTCGAGCTCGAGCCCGAACCCGTCCCCGATGTCCACTAGCTGGCGCCTCGGCGACCTGACGTGGCCCGAATCCGTCACGCTGCCCGAGCCGACCGCCCGCCAGGCGCTCGCCCTGTCGATGGACTGGAAGCGCGAGCTCCTATTCGGCGGCGCGGCCGGCGGGGGGAAGAGCGTCTATCTGCTCCAGGCGGCGCTCCAATTCGTCGACTGGCCCGAGTACCGCGCGCTCGTCCTGCGCCGGACGTTCTCGCAGCTCTCGATCGCGCAGGGCTTGCTCGAGCTCGCGCAGGAATGGCTCGGCGGCTCGGCGATGGGCTGCGACACGGTCGGGGGCTACCCGACGAAATGGCGCTTTCGCTCGGGTGCCACGCTCGATTTCGGGCACGTCCAGCACTTGAAAGATCGGGTCAACTATCAGGGCGGTGGCTGGCACTTCGTTGGGTTCGACGAGCTCACGCAGTTCCCCGAGGCGGCATATACCTATGTCGCGTTCTCGAGGCGTCGCCGCCAGGTCGGATCGGGGGTGCCGCTGCGCGTGCGCGCCACGAGCAACCCGGGCGGCGAGGGGCACGAATGGGTGCGGCAGCGCTTCGTCGTCGAAGCGGAACCCGTCGATTCGGCTGCCGCCTACGTGTCGGACGCCCGCGCCTTCGTGCCGAGCAAGCTCCGCGACAACCCCTACATCGACGCGGCCGAATACGAGCGCGACCTGGCCGAGCTCCACCCCTACGAGCGGGCGCAGCTGCTCGATGGGAATTGGGACGTCCGCTCTCCCGGCTCATTCTTCGACCGCGCGTGGTTCGCCCTGTTCGACGACGTCCCGGGCCGGATCGTCGAGTCGGTCCGCTTCTGGGACCTGGCCGCGACCGAGCCGAAGGCGGGCACCGATCCCGACTGGACGGTCGGGACCCTCGAGCACAAACTGGCCGGCGCGCCCGTCGACTACCTGGTCGCGGACGTCGAGCGCGGGCGCTGGAAACCCGGAGCGCTTGAGGCGCGCATCGTCGCGGTCGCTCGAGCCGATGGGCCGCGCGTCGTGCAAGTGATCGAGCAGGAACCCGGCAGCTCTGGGAAAATCGCTTCGACCGCCCTGGCTCGCGCTCTTGACGGCCTGCCAGTACGTTTCGACCGACCGACGGGAAACAAGGCTTCGAGAGCGGCGCCATTCGCATCGGCGGCCGAGCAGGGACGGGTCGGCGTGATCCGACGCCCCTGGCTTACCGATTGGATTCGCGAGCTCGAGTCTTTTCCCGGCGGTGCGCACGACGATCAAGTCGATTCGGCCAGCGGCGCCTATGCGCGCCTCGCGGTCGTGGGGGGTGTCCAGTGGTCCGACCTCTATCCCGACTCGCCGGGGCCATCGCCCTAGCGTTTTTTTTCGCTTCGCCCTCGAGCGCGATCCAGGGCGTCGAAGCGAATTCGGCCAGCGCGTTCAAAGGCTGCCTCGAGGTGACCGCCGCCGGCGCGCCCGTCGAGTGCGTTGTGAACGAGCAGGTCGTCGCCCGGACCAGCGGAGCCGCCGCTCTGACTTCTGTGTTCGTCGCGACGCTTCCGATCTCGCGCGTGCTCGACATCGAGGTGCACTTCGAGGACCCGACCGGCTGTTTCGTCTGGGACCACTCGGGCACCGAACCCGCCAACGGCGGCACGCCCGTCGACATCCTGCAAATCAACGTCCCGGCCGGTGTATCCGCCGGGAGTCGCCTTCGTATCATCGACCCCTGCGTGCGCGAATTCCGAAACGGCGTCGCCGCGGGCTCGAGCTCGACGGCGGTCCGAGGGATCAACGTCACGGGCGCCGGCCTCTCGAATGTCGCGATCTCGATCGAGAACCCGCGCGTATTCATCAAATCGAGCGGCGCGGGAACGCAGGTCGTCGCGGGCTCGACCATCACGCAATATGCGAACCCGATGGACGCCTGCGCGACCGGGAGCGTGCGCGGAGGCGGGCTCGATCCCGCGACCGGGCTCATGGAGTGGGCGTGCCGAAACTATCCATTCAGCGCCGAGATCGGCGGCAACGTCGCCGGCGTCTCGGCCTACAACACGCCGACCACGCCGGGCGGCAATTCGTGGACGCTGCTCTGCACGGGTGACGGCATCGCGAGCAATGGAACCGCGCAGGAAGGGACCGTTTGCGGTTTCGCCGGCGAACGAGTTCGCATGTATGCAATGGCCGACGCGGTCCTGGCGCAGGACCAGGTCCGACCCGGCGGCGTCGTCTACTGGCCGCCCGGGCTCTATCACGACCGCTATTGCGGCCAGAGTGGCGCGGCGTCGCCCGTCGCGAACGGCTGCCCAATCACGCACCGCGATCCGACCCATCAACAGCGGAAGCTCCAACAATCGCGCGGGATCAAGTGGGACTTCGGGCAGCGCGACCCCGACGGCCCCCACCTCAACGGACGCTCGGGCGCGTGGGATATCGCCGACCTCGGCGCCGATCTCGACGGCGCGACGAACGGCTCGAGTCTGGCTATCCACGTCGTCGACCCGGGCGGGACGTCGGGCTACGTGCCGGGACACTGGGGCCTGACGATCGGGTTCTCGGAAACGGTGAACGGCGCGCTGCTTTGCGCGCGCACTACCGGCTCGACGGGATGCGTGACGACCGCCTCGAGCGTCCGCGACGTCGACCGCGAGCCGATGTCGGTGATCGGTCGAAATTCGGGACTGATCGTCGCGCCGTTTCGCATCGACCCGACGCAGGGCGGAAACGTCGACCTCTGCATCGACAATCAGCCGCTCGTCGCCGGCGTTTGCTCCGCTGACATCCGGGTCCCCTGCAATTCCAATTCCGGCGCCGCCCGCTCGGCCGATGGCGCCTTGGGAAGTTGTGGGACCGGCGTCGGCGGACCTGGCGGAACCTGCATCGGCGTCGCGCAGGCAATCGAGGACGAGCTCGCGCGCCAGGGCGACCAGACGACCTTCGGATCGCAGGCGGCCGGCGGGCTCTACATCGTGCTCGATCAATATCCGAGCAGCGCATACGGCGCGAAACCCGTGGGCGTCGGCTCGTTCGCCACGACCTTCGCCTCGATCCAGGCGGTGCGTAACGGTCAATGCGGGCCGGGCAATATCGGTCGGCTCGTCTCGCTCGGCGGACTATGGGACGGCCGCGAATTCATGTCGGGAAACAATGAGGCGTTCTTTCAATCCATGTTCAACCC